GCTGTTTCTTTTTCCGTACGTTACGTCAACCAAGGTTGACGCTACGTCGTGATTGTGGCGATTTGTCCGCGCGGTTCATGCGCAAATATCCCTATTTCAGGTTGACATACCGTAGAAGACCAGGTTGACATAACGTGAGCCGGATCGGTTCAACGCCGCTTTGTGGCAGAGGCAAGCCACACCAGTAAAGGTGTCCGGAGAACCGGTATCCACATAGGATTGGACCGTTAGAGGAATTACCCTCCAATGAGGACAATCGGAGGAGAAAATGAGCCCCACGACGGATGATCCGAATGATCCGCGCCTGACGCATGGCTCTGATGAAGAACCAGTTGAGCAGGCCGAGGTGTATTTGGTGTTGTCGGTTGAGGAACGGGCGAAAGGTTTTGTGCGACCGGTGCGGCAGGCGTATGTGCATGAGGTGTGCGGTGCCGTGACCACGATGTCGCGGGACCTTGCGGAGACGTATGCCCGAGACCCATACTTCTACGGGGGAACGTATTGTGCCACGTGCCGGATGCATCGACCGGTGGGTGCGGATGGTGAGTTCCTCTGGGATGGCTCTATTGAGAAGGTGGGTACATGAAGAGGATCGTGGGAGTCATCGCTGCATTGATCTTGGCTGCTGGAGCGCTGGTTGTTGGTGCTACGGCCGCTTATGGTGATGTGGCGTGTATCGGCGCGGTGCCCGGCGAGCCGGGCGGCTACGCTGAACAGAGACAATTTGTGGAAAACCAGGCATGGTGGATGCCAACTGGCACCCAGGTGGACGACGCCACCACGCATCATGGGCACGCCCACATGGGTGCGTGCATTCCGGAGCGGGAGACCTTGACCGGCGGGAATCTGACGATCTCGCTCAGGGTGCTACTTCATGACAATCCGGGCAAGTGGAATTATGTGTCGATGGTGTTCAAGGGCACCGATTATGAGACAACTGTCCAGAAATGCTATTTGATCGCGACCGCGCCGGATTATGGGTGTCCTGCGGCCGATCCGAGTACCGGTAAGGGCAACTGGACGTGTCCGCAGCCGACGAACTGCACGAAGTGGGTGACGTTCTCGTGGCCGATCTCCGCGTTCAACCACAGTGGTTTGCAGGAGGTCCGTTTCCGCGGCTTCGTTCCGGAGCCGGGGTCGAAGGAGATGCGTACCAACTTGAACTGGCAGGTGACGATCCAGAACGGTAAGTCGGTGTCGAACGTGACGCGGGAGCCGACCACGCGGGGTAAGGGCTGGTACACGCACAGTCTCTACTGCGAATCCAGTTTCAATTCGGTTCCGTTGCCGGATGCCGCAGTGTCGGGCACCTGGTCGCCGACTTTGGAGCAAACCACTCACTCCACCGACGCATCACTGCCAGTAACACATTCGTTCGTGACATTGGACCCGGACTTCCACGCTGATCCGCCTGTGGTGGGTACGGTGCTCCATGACGCGGATGGTGAGTTCGGCCCAGTGGCGGTGCCGATCGACACGACGACACTGACCAACGGAACGCATAAGCTCTACCAGAAGGCTGACTGCCGGGATGACACGTTGGGTTCGACCAACTCTGGCGTTCTAGTTGTGCCGTTCATGGTAGAGAACTACTGATTCCATGCCCGTGAAGGGCTTACCCGTGATGGGAGAACAGTGATGCCGAAAGAGATCATCCACAACAAGCATCTCAACAGCCAGGAGTACCAGGCGCAGATCCTCTGGGGTCGCGATCAGCAGCACGTCCAGGTCGCAACTACCAAGGTCACGCAGGCGTCGGGCGCGGTCGATGAAGGAATCTACGTCGACCTGGATCGGACCGGGATCAACAACATGATCCGAGTCCTTCGCCGAGCCCGTGATCAGGCATACGGCAGGGATGAATGAAAATCTGGCCGAAATGGGTCTATTCGTTCGGTGAAATGGTCGCTGGGGGCCGCGATTGGCTGGTGGTGCAGCCGTTGTGGCCCCTGTGGCTATTGACGTGGTTATCCGTTGTCGCAGTATGTATGCTCAATGGAATCGTGTGGTGAGAGTTCTCGTCGCCTGCGAGTTCAGTGGAGTAGTGCGAGATGCTTTCCGCATCCGCGGCCACGACGCTATCTCCTGCGATCTACGACCATCACGTAAACATGGTCCGCACATCATCGGTGATGTCCTCGACGTGTTGGACCAGGGTTGGGACATGATGGTCGCGTTCCCGCCGTGTGATCACTTGTCGAAGGTGGGTGCGCGGTGGTGGCCCGAGAAACGAGAACAGCAACAGGCCGCAATCGCATTTTTCATGGCTCTCTATGATGCCCCAGTGCCGAGAGTGGCGGTGGAAAACCCGAAGGGTGTCATGTCCACGGTGTTCCGTAAACCGGACCAGTATGTGCAGCCGTGGCAATTCGGTGACCCGTACGCGAAGCTGACGGGCTTGTGGCTGCGGGGACTACCACCACTGGTCCCGACCGTCCCTTACGAACCTGATAATGTCGTGCCGTGGGTGAGCGCGGACAACCGGCCCGGCCGTAACGGGTTGCACCGGTTGCAGAAAGTGCGAGGATTGACGTTTCATTGGATGGCGCAGGCGATGGCTGAGCAGTGGGGAGAGGTGATTCCGAATGGCACGCCCACCGAAGTACAACCCGGAGCGGCGTAATGCCGCGGTGGGTGTCCTTCGCTTGCCGGCCACCGGCCGCAAGGGGAAGATCCCGCCGTACCCGCTCCGCATGCACCTTGATGTTGACGTGGCCGCCCGCGAGGAAGCGGTGTGGGAAGCATTGTGGAAGACACCGCAGGCAGTGTCGTGGGAGCGTTCAGGCTGGACCCGTGTGGTGGCCCGGTACTGCCGGATGGTCGTGGCCGCTGAAACACCAGGTTCGCACCGTCATTGCGCCGATTGCGGTGCCGCGGGACCAGATTTGAAGCTCGATTCGGCCCTTCTAGCTCAAGTGGCTGGTTTGGAGGACCGTTTGGGGCTTTCCCCGAAGGCGATGCGGCTCTTGTTGTGGGTGGTTGACCATGATGAGGTGGCGGATGTTAGGGCGGCGAAGGTGTCTGGTTCGTCTGGTCGCCGGTTGATGGCGGTGGATCCGGATGCTGATCAAGAAGTTGGTTCATGAACTCCGGATCCGGGTCACGTAGGCGTGGCCTCTTACCCACAACAGAGTGTTTCCTGCACCGCCATTTGATGGTCAATATGCGGCGGGTGAGCGGATTCCGGGTACAACCGCAGGGCAGTTTGCCGTAACGGCGCACCCACCACCACTTATAAGAGTGGATCCCGCTGATGGCCCACCGTAGTTCCCACGATTCTGTGGTGGAGAACTGGTTTCCATCACGGCCGGCCCATATGATCTTCCCGTCGATGAGGAACTTGATCCGATGATAGAGGCGACCAACCCCCTTGAAAAACTTCATTCGCCTTGTGCCTCCCGTAACTGTTTGGCTAGTTCCCGCCGCCGTTTCCGCTGATAATGCGTGTCACAGTAGCCGAGGGCGCGGGCCTTCTTATCGCAGGTCTCACCATCCTCCCTCCACCGGCACGGCAACGCCCGCTCATCCAAATAGTCCTTATAGTGGAGGCGGCAGAGCCCCTGAGCGGCGTGGGTGACGTTCGCCGGCCGGCTACAACCGGCCAGCTTGCAGGTGTGGCGTGGCCCGTACCTGAGCGCGCGGACAATGTTGTCTAGCTCCTCCTCGTATTCGCCGCAGTGTATTGAGATGGTTTCGATGGCATCGGCCCATTTGTCAAGGTCTTCGCTGGTGATACCACGTAGCGGTCGTCTCATCTGATCTCCTTGGGTATATTGGGTGACCGGCGGCGTTGCGGCATGGGGTATCGAGTGCATGCTGGCCGCCGGTCACATGTGGGCCGTCCGGGACTCGAACCCGGAACCCGCGGATTAAAAGTCCGCTGCTCTGCCAATTTGAGCTAACGGCCCCTATACCCATATGGGAACATGAGTTCATCGTTGGGTGTGATCCCGGCGTTAAGTTCCGTTTCTAGTTTTTTGATCTCCTTGGCCTGCGCCTTGATACGCTTAGCCTGCTCTTCGATCTTGCGGTCCCGCTCGGGTTTGCTGAGCTTACTATTCAGCACACTGCCAATCATATTCGTCCATATGAGCAGAAATGGCCATGGTAGAGCTATTGCCAACGCTATGGCCGCATCCCTCGCGTTTCGGTCGCGGAATGAACCCAACGACACCATTTGGGTGGCGTGCCTACCATCATGGCAATAGCTGTAATGATCAATAGCGCAATAGCTGTAATGATCAATAGCACCGACTCGTCTATGACAACCACTGCACCAGATCGGGTTTTGCATCCACCACCGTAACGCGATCCTGGCAGCCGGAATCAATCCAGCCAACCAGACAGTGATTGCGCCGATGGGAATGATCCAATTCATGTCATGTTCCTTCCGGTCGAGAAGGTGCGATGAGTCGGCGGATCTCCGGGCCGGGGTAGCTGATTACAGAGACGATGACCCCTACATCTACTTCCATGGCGTCGGCGAGGGCTACGGCTACCATGGTGGCCAAGTCCCTGGATTGGCAAACCGCTACGAGATGGGCAAATCCGGCCGAATCGAGCCGATAGATGCTCCGATCATGGCGAACAACCTTTCCCCAGGCATGAACGGTGTTTTTTGGGGTGATCGCGAGCGTCATTGATACCTCCTGCCTTCAGCTTATCAAGTCGGATGCTACAACGTCAAGTATCGTACGAGAGATGCACCGAGCCCCCGCACGATCTTGGAGGCTTGACCATGCGGGGGCTCGGTTCCTCACCCCTGGAATGACGACCTGAACACGCACAGGTTGTCAAAGACAACACTACATGCCCATGTGGGGATATGGCAAACCCCTCGGTGTTGAGTCGAGGGGTTTGACTGGCCGCAGTGGTTCTGGGCAGCGATTTCTCTATGGGCCACAACGAACATTACATCGTGCAAGGGGGCAATCATGATCATAATCCGGGCTTTGGCCATGCTTTTGGGGCTTATCTGCCTGATTTTGGCCATATTCGGTGTCGGTGTCGGAAGAGGTGGTCGATTCGATCTTGGAATGGTCGGCATGACCCTGTGTCTCTTCGCCATCGGCGAACCACTGCTCAGCCCGATCAGTCCATGATCAATAGGGTGACCGGCGGCGGGCTCTCTGGGGTATCGCGCTCAGTCTGGCCGCCGATCAGTGGCGGGAGCCGGGCTCGAACCGGCGACCTCCAGCTTATGAGGCTGGCGTGCTACCGCTGCACTATCCCGCTAAGGGTGGATCCCTCCCCCAACCCCCCGGAGGAGGGATCCAAAACAGATCTACTCCTCATCGGACGCGACTACGCGGGTTACTCGCCAGAACCGGCGGCGCGTAACGCGATGATGACCAGACCTGCTCGTTAATCTAACCATGGAGGATGTCAAATGTCCAACTACGTGTACGCGACGCTCACCGGCCACATCACCCCGGACCTATACATTGAGGCCGGCAGCGCCTTTCCCGCGGATCACCCGGTCGTCAAGGCCCGCCCGGACTGTTTTACCAAGGTTGAGCCGAAGGAGGCTCCGAGCGAGGCGACGGTCGAAGAGGTGACCAAAGCTGCGACGAAGACCGAGGCGAAGGCAAAGAGCACCGGGAAGACCAAGTAAAAACTCCTGTATCATCGCTACATGGCACAAGACCTTGATGAAACCCGCAGATTGCTCTATATGGCCTATTTTGCACCCAGAACACCCTATTATGTACTGGCTGGGACCATCGTCAACGCCCTGCGACACCACCAAGGCGTCGATGATACGGAGCTAGAGGAATCAGTTCTTGCCCTGCTCAGCCGGTCGGCCGGCGCGGACCTATGGTTCCGGAACCAGTTGACGAGGATCGAAAGAGAGAACGATGAGGCCGATGGGTACGGCCGATTCTACGAACACTGACGGTACGGATACCATCAGTGTTCGTCAGCTTCCCGCTCATCACGAGCGACGGGGCACTCCTCGTCATAGCCGCAGACATGTGTGCCGAGCAGTTTGCACATGTCCGGACCTGTCACGATTGGTCCTGCCGCGGGGTGAACGAGGTTATAGGATCCGATCCTGTTGCCGTTGGTATCGCGGATAGATCCATTGATCTGACCTTCCATGATCTTGTCTGCGATCTCGCGTAGGATGTGTGCGGTTTCCTGACTTGCATCCTCCTCGAAGGCAGCATTGTCCGTTGCAAATTCGATCTTGAACGACATATTTACTCCTTTCATCACTCAATGAGTCGGCCGAGGATTACGCCGAGTCCGTGGAAGAAATCACCTAGGGCATCCCATGCGTTCTCCAGACCACCCGCGGTGGCAACCGAATGGTATGCAACTAGATAGAACACGATCCAGCCGATCAGGATGAGCATGATGATCCGTTTCATCTGACCTTCCTCTCTTATGCATTCAGATATCGGGATGTGCCGTGGTGCAGGAGATGCCGTCATGTTGGATGGCCAGGCCTGATGGGCACTCCCCGTTTTCGTTGGTCTGTCCTGCAAGAAGTGTGCGATCCCTTGTGGCGGCATACATGAATCGCCGCTCATCATCGAATTTGATATTGTGAGACCGGAACTCATCGATGATCTTGAGAGCGACGGTGAAACGGTCTTCTGGGCTGATTTTGGCCTTATTGATCGCAAATCCGATCAAATCGCATTCCATACGCTCCATTTTGGATCTTCCTTTCCAGGGTGTGATCTTCCTAGCTAACCTACGATGTTTAATGCTTAGCTACATCGTAGCATGATGAAGCCGAGGTGACAATGCCCTGGCGCGGCCCCCTCCAACGAGGCGAATTCCCAACCCTCGGCTACATCATCGGAGACTGGATCGAAACAAACTGCATCGTCCCCGATGGACTCCGCATGGGTGAGCCATACCTACTCACCGACGAAATGTGGAAACACCTCATCTGGTCATACCGACTACAACCCAACGCACGCCAAGACGACGGAGCCGACGCCTTCGTATACGCCGGATCGCAACTCATGCGACCCCAAAAATGGGGAAAAGACCCATTTATCGCCACCAGATGCATCGTCCACGCACTCGGACCCTGCATTTTCGCCGGATGGGACGCCAAAGGTGAACCTGTAGCCAAAGAACACCCCTCACCCTGGATCGCAGTCGCAGCCACCGCCGACACCCAAACCGCAAACACCTACCGACCCATCGTCACCATGCTCAACGACGGCCCCCTCGCACACACCCCAGGCCTAGACGTTGGTGACACCCGAGTCAAACTCCCCGGCATCGGCTGGATCGACCCCGTCACGTCCAGTGCCCGAGCCCGCCTCGGTGGCCGATTCACCTTCGTATCCATCACCGAATCCGGTCTGCTCCTCGGTGAAGGTCCCACCGGGGGAGTGAAATTCGCCCGCGTACTGAAACGCAACGTCGCCGGCATGGGCGGCCAATGGACCGAAGCCACCAACGCGTACGACCCAACCGAGGCTTCGGTCGCTCAACGCACCATGGAAGCCCGCGCAGCCGACGTTTTCGTGGATTACCGGCCACCCAGGCGGAAAATCCCCCTAGACGACGACGATGCGCTCATGAACGAGGTCGTTTATCTATACGGGGATTCGGCGCGGATCAACGGCGGCTGGGTGTCAGAACGTCGAATCGTTGCTGACATTCAACGTGCTGACACGGGTGAAGGCGACGCCCGCAGATTCTTCCTCAACGAGATCACCGCGGGTGGGAAGCTGGCCGTGGAAGCTGAACGGTGGCACAAACTCGCCAACGACGAAACCCCACTGATGCCCGGTGAAGCCATCGCGCTCGGCTTCGACGGCTCCCGCACGAGAGATTGCACAGCGCTGCGGGCCTGCCGAATCAGAGACGGTCGACTATTCCACATCCGAATCTGGAATCCAGCCGACTATGAGGGCAAAATACCGCGCCTGAAGGTAGATCAGGCTGTCCGAGATACCTTCGACGCCTATGATGTGCACTATTTATTCGCGGACCCGTACTTGTGGCAGGATTACCTGGATGTTTGGGCCGGGCTGTTCCCCAAACGGGTGGTAGAATTCGCGACCAATGCTGAGCAGCGGATGGACAAGGCGATTCGGCGATTCATGACCGCGTACCGGGCCGGTGAACTAAGCCACGACGGCGACAAATTGTCGACCGAGCACGCGTTTAATGCGGTCCTTGCCAAGGGCAAAAAGAAACCCGCCCGGGAACAAGAAGACCCGGACGGGGCTCCAGAACACTACCTGAAAATCGAAAAAAAGCGTGAAGGCGTCCACATTGACGACTTCATCGCCGGAATTCTCGCATATGAAGCCCGCGGACAGGCCATCGAAGATGGCGCGCTAGTAGATGATGATCAGCCTTTCTTCGCGGCCTGGCGGTAGAACAATTTTGGTGACCGGCGGCGGCTACGCTGTGGGCATCGTAGCGGGCATGGCCGCCGGCCACGATTAAACTACCGCCGGACACGGAGCAGCACTGGGCGTCGTCGGTGAGCTGGTGACCGGCGGTAGGGCTTTTGTGGACCCGGCGGTGGCGAAGTGGAAAGGGGCATCGGCTTCCGAATGGCCGCCGCCGGGTCGCTTATTCGCCCTGGCGGCGTGCGGACTATGGGCGTCGGGGTCCAGGTGGCCGCTGGGGCTGTTCTTGTGGACCCGGCGGCGGCGCGGAGAATGTGGGCATCGGCTTTCGAATGGCCGCCGCCGGGTCGCTCATTTCGCTGGCGGCGAATGGACTCTGGTCACCGCTCCTAGCTTGGCCGCCAGCTTGCTCATATGGTTACTCCTCTTTGTGGACTCGGCGGTGATGTTGCGACCAGGGGCATCGAACCTCGTATGGTCATCGCCGAGTCGCTCATTCGCTGGCGGCGCGACTCATATGGGCATCGATTCTCGGTTGGCCGCCGGCAGCTTGGTAGACCTCTTTGGACGCGACCCACAAATCTCGTAGCAGCGCTTTCGCCACGATTCGCAGCGCGTCCATATGTTGGTGCTTTTTGGACCATGGTGATCCTGCTGCGGCCGGGTTCCCTGACGGTCCACACCGGACACATGGTGTGTCGTGTAGTCGATCTTCGGTGAACATGCGGCGTTTGTCGTAGATCTCCCGGTTGCCGGTCTTCAACATCGACTCGGCGACGAGGAACGCGTATTTTTTCGCGGCAGCCGACCAATTCGACTTCACGCCACGCTTCCGCTTCTGTCCGGGTATGTATCCGCAGTACGCCCATAGTTCAGCGGGGCCGCGGCGGGCACGATCGTCCAGATAGTTCCAGTACGGGTCACCAATCGCGGCGAGGAGGCGGGCTCCTTGCCGCTCACCGAGTCCCTTGTATGCCTTGAGCCAAGGGTGCAATGGGTGCCGGCGGACCACTGTGATCAGGTTCTTGGCGGCGTTGGCTTCGAGTTCGCGCAGCACCTTAATCAACTTGGTGAGGTTCTTCACGTCGGGATGATCGTCAGTGAGGCCGAAACCACGTTCTTCACCATCAGAGTCAGTGATCTTGCGGGTCAACTGACGAAGCCGATTTTCATTGGCAATGCGGACCAGTTCAACATCATCGAGTACGTCGGCCGCGAAGCTTAGAATCGGGTCATCGAGCATGTTTTTCATAACTGATTTCGCTTTCTTTTTGGTGGCCGGCGGTGCGACCTCTATGGGCATCGGGCTAATGTTGACCGCCGGCCACGCGATCAAATTGGACATCGGACACGGTTTGGTGACCGGCGGCGTACGACCCATGGGCGTCGCGGCAGACGTGGCCGCCGGTCACGAAGAACGTATGGAATCCGTCATGGGTCTGGTGACCGGCGGCGATCCTTCTTTGGGTATCGCAGGACGCCTGGCCGCCGGCCACGAGGCGGAACTGGGCATCGTCCTTCAGATGGTGACCGGCGGCGTGGACTTGTTGGGCGTCGATGAGCACTTGGCCGCCGGCCATGCCAGACCGATGGAGATCGCGCCACAGATGGTGACCGGCGGGGCTCATTGTTACTCACCCCTCAGGATGGGTCGCAGCACGTTGTCGGGGAGATCCGCGACCACCTCAACCTTGTGTTCGACCAGTGCTTCTTTCAGTCGTTCGCCTGTTCGAGCCGCACCAAGGTTCGCCTCGGCGTTGTTGCGGCGGATTTGGATGAAAATATCAAGCTCCGTGGCGTTGAATTTTCCGAGGGGTTTTTGGCCCTGGCCTGGACCCGCGTAATAAAGCTTGTCAAGTCGCTGCTTCCAGGCTTCTCGAATACCAGTCACCTTGGCTGATCGGACAGGTTTACGCACCGAGACGACGGGGGGGCTTTGGTCTTCGCTTATCACCTGGTCGTCCCGGTGTGAATCTAGTTGAAATGCGACATATTCCACGAACTCGTCTTCTTTGGCGACCAACCGCGCCACCTCATGGGGATCCGATGATCCACTGCGAGTTGCGCAAACGTCGATCAGCCGATCGAGATTGATCTTCACGGATCCATCCTTTCTTCGCGGAGCCGGTCATAGTACTCATCCGGGTCAGGCTCCAGTTGCAACTCCAACGTGGCGACTTCGCGGTACTTGATCCAGCCCGCTTCCTGGTTGCGTTCGGCCATTTCGTCGCGGGTCATCCAGCCGGCGTGCCAGCCGCTCCTCCACTCTGAGGAGTGATTGGACCGGGCTTCCACCTCAATCTCTTCGGTCACCTTTCCTCCTTAGCTGACCTTGTAAGCCTGCCTGTACATCGATACATCGTATCACCATCGTTTGAAGGAGCCGGTTGTGACCATTCTTGACGCCGCCAGGACAGAGGCCAGCACCATCAAATATGGGCAAATCCTCCTAAACCTGCTCCTCAGGTTGCCCTGGTTGCTCGGTTGGACCCTCGGCAAGACCGCCATCGGTCTCCAATGGGCTCTCTACGCCATTGGGTGGCTTGCCGGTCAGACCTTCACGATGTGCCAGTACGCGGGGGCGGCGGTGAAGCTCGGATGGCAAGACGCACGGCGGGCTAACCAGGCGGGCGGTAGGTGACCCCGTTGAACTTCCTCGGCCGGGTTGCTGACGTAGCGAAACGCGGCTCCACGCGGTACTCCATCGATCAGTGGATCAATGAGTACTTGCTGCCCTCACAGCAGTTCACGCATGGCGGCAACGTTTACGCCTACGGCTCGGCCACTGGTCTGCGTACCACCTACGACGCCGGGTCTGTCAAGGAGATTACCAACACCCTACCGGCGTATTCGTTGGCGCTACGAGCCTGCCCACCAGCCTTCGCCGCCCAAATGGTACGAGCCCTCGTACTCTCCCAGGCGCGGTTCGTGTTCCGCTCCACCAAAGCCACTGACTCACGCAAAACCTTCGGCACCCGCGCGCTAGATCTGTTGGAACACCCTTGGCCGAACGCCACCACTGGGGAACTCATCTCCCGCATGGAATGGCACAGTGGCCTCACCGGCAACGCGTTCGTCCACCGTCGCACGGACCCCACCACCCGCAAACCCCAGTTGAGGGTTCTGCGACCCGACTGGGTGGGCATCCTCTACGGCTCCGAGCTTGACCCCGATGACGAGACTGGCCACGCCATCGACTCCAAGGTGATCGCCTATGTGTATCAGCGTGGCGGGATTCGGTCAGATAACACCGCCCAGTTGATCATTCTGCCTCCCGATGAGGTTGCCCATTGGTCGCCTCACCCGGATCCGGAGTCTCCGGGCATTGGCATGTCGTGGATTACCCCTGCGGTGCGGGAAATCATGGGTGATCGGGCCGCCACTGAACACAAACTTCAGTTTTTCCGTAACGGAGCCACCCCAAACCTGGTCATATCCGGCATCCCGGCGGTTAATGAGGCTGAATTCCAGCGCATCGTCCAACTAATGGACGAACAACACTCGGGAATCATGAACGCCTACAAAACCCTGTACCTGGCTGCTGGTGCCGACGCCACAATCGTCGGCAGCGATTTCCAGAAAATGGACTTTGCCAACATTCAAGGACGCAGCGAAAACCGTATCGCATACCTATCCAGGGTGCCCGCCTCACTACTCGGCATCTCCGAAGGCCTACAAGGATCCACTCTTAACGCCGGCAACTTTGGTATGGCACGGCGCATGTTCGCTGACACCTGGGTCTACCCCAGCCTGCAAGACATCTCTTCAGCCCTGGTACCCGTCGTGGACATGCCATCGGACGCTGAACTGTGGTTCGACACCCGTGACATGCCGATCCTGCGGGAAGACGCCAAAGACGCAGCCGAAATCCAATCCATTTTGGCTGCCACCATCAGTAGTTACATCACCGCTGGGTTCACACCCGAATCATCCATTGCTGCGGCCAAAGCCCAGGACCCTGGACTACTTGTCCACACTGGACTGCTCAGTGTTCAGTTGTGGGAGCCTGGCGCGCAGCAGGAAACCGACACCATGCCGAAGTCTGATGAGCCTTCGAAACCCGCCATCGATCCGAAGAAGCAGAAAGTGGGGAAATGATGCCGTGGCATGTGAGCAAATCCAGTGAATGCCCAGCATCGAAACCCTGGGCGGTCATCAAAGACAGCAACGGCGAGGTGGAAGGCTGCCACGCCACCAAGGCCGCCGCGAATAAGCAACTGAAGGCCTTGTACGCCAACGAAGGAGCAAAGAAGATGGCTATGCCAGCCAAGATGTGCGTGCGATCGGTCTTCTTCACACGGTCGGCGAACGCTGAAGAAATCACGGATGGCCGCACCCTGGAAGGCTACGGCGCGGTCTTCGATACCCCCACCGTCATCAACGACTGGGACGGGACGTATGAGGAGGAAATCGCCCACGGCGCGTTCAGGAAATCCCTACGTGCGCGTAAGCCGAAACTCCAATTCGACCACGGCTACGACCGGCGTACTGGCTCGGTCCCCATTGGAGCCGTCCAGGATGTGCGCGAAGACGACCATGGCCTCTACGTGAAGGCCCGTCTATTCGAGAACGATGTGGTGGAGCCGATCCGGCAGGCCATCGAAGCCGAAGCCATCGACGGCATGAGTTTCCGGTTCAACGTCGTCCGAGACGAGTGGCGCGACAAGGACGATGTCAAGATCAAGGAAGATGAACTGTGGAAGCTGCTGTGGGATCCAGGTGACCGCGGGCCGTTGAAACGAACCATCAAAGAAGTTGAGTTGTTTGAACTCGGCCCGGTGGTGTTCCCCGCGTATGACAGCACCTCGGTGGGTGTTCGTTCGTTGTTGTCGCAGATTTCCACTGAGGAACGCGACGATTTGGTTCGTGAGGTGGCGCGGCTGCTGCGCACCCACATCTCGATCGGTTACCTAGTCCGGCATGACGTGAGCGTTAATGATGAAGAAAATTCCACGCGACACGCCGAAGATACTGGTGTTGAGGAAACCGAATCCACTACGCTCCAAACCGAGGGCGAACCACCTGCCCCCAATGATGTCGCTGGGCAATCCGATGCGCGGAGCACGGATGGCAGCGAACCAGACGCGGAGTCCAGAAGCGACGAGGACGCGTCAACTCCCCCCGAACATGCTGCTGCTGAAACGCGGCGCGAACAAACCCGGCGTATTCGGGACGCCATCCTCCGTTCGAAAGGAATCGTCACATGACGACCGAAGAACGGGGCCTCGTCCTTTACTCCCTGGAGGACCTGAAGGGCAAGACCCCCGTAGAGCTTCGCTCCATCGTGGAGAAGCTCGATGAGAAAATCCGTGAACTACACCAACTCCCCGGCGGTGACCTCCGCGACCTGAACGAGGACGAGAGCAAAGCCCTCAACGTTCTCATTGAGGTACGCGAAGCAGCCATGACCAAACTGAGCGAGCACCAGCGCATTTCTGACGTGCTGCGCACCAAGCCGCAGTCCGTGCAGACAGTGTTCTCCTCACGCATGGACGACGCCATCGCCAACGTCCGCAGCCTGACCAATGCGGAAGCCCGCGACAAGGCGCTACGCATCCTGGACAGCAAGGGTGCCATCGCTCACCTGAAGGCCGACCAGAAAGACCAGGTGGAACGGCATGTTCGCCGTAACACCGACATCGCGCGTCGCCTCCTCGTCACGGAAAACGACGAATATCGCGATGCGTGGATGAAGCTGGTCACTGACCCGCAGCCATTCCTTGAACCCGAAGAGCAGCGTGCAGTGCAGGCCTGGAAAGAATACCGGGCAATGTCCGAAGGCACCTCGGCGGCCGGTGGCTACGGTATTCCTGTGCTGATCGACCCGTCGATCATCCTGACGGCGCAGGGATCGGGTAACCCATTCCTGGAATTGGCCCGCCAGGTAGACATCAACACCAACGTGTGGAAAGGCGTGTCGAGCGCAGGTGTTTCCTGGTCGTTCGACGCTGAAGCTACGGAAGTTTCGGATGACAGCCCGACCCTGGCGCAGCCCTCAGTGACCGTCTACATGGCGAGAGGTTTCATCCCGTACAGCATCGAACTCGGCCAGGACTATCCGTCCTTCGCTGAGGAAATGTCTAACCTGCTCGCTGCGGGTTACGACGAATTGCTGGTTGACAAGTTCTCCCGCGGTAGCGGTACGGGTGAACCGTTCGGCATCCTCACCGCCCTGGACGCGAATACTAACGTAGAGGTTACTTCCACCACGGACGGTGCGTTCGGTCAGGAAGACATCTACAAAGTGTGGAAGTCGCTGCCGCAGCGGTACCGCCGTCAGGCCGCCTGGATGATGTCCGTCGATGTCAACAACAAGATCCGGCAGATGGGTACGGCGAACGTGTTCCACGCCTACACCGAGAATTTGCCGGCCGAATGGGCGGACGAACTGTTCGGCAAGCAGGTGTACGAGAGCCCGTACTTCCCGGACTTCACCGGTACGACCGGTGCCGAGAACCGGCTCGTCGTAGGCGACTGGACGAACTACGTCATCGCCCGCCGCGGTGGCATGTCCGTGGAACTGGTTCCGCACCTGATCGGCCTGACTAACAACCGGCCGACCGGTCAGCGTGGCTGGTTCGCGTATGCACGAATCGGTGGAAACAGCGCAAATGATCTTGGTTTCCGACTCCTCCAGAATCAGTAAAGATTCTTAACTGATAACCCTGAGAGGAGAAAGAAGTGCCACGCATACATGGGCGACGCGGCAGGGTCTATCTCGGCGTCGCATCTGACACGGCCACCGCCGAACCGCTTCCATTCCTTGCGTCTTGGTCGATTAGTTTCGAGACTGAGAAAGCGGAAGTTACCGCGTTCGGCGATAGCAACAAGGTTTATGTCGCGGGTCTTCCCGACGCCTCTGGCGAGTTCAGCGGCTTCTACGACGACGCGACGGCACAGACCTACACCGCTGCGGTGGATGGTCTTGCCCGAAAGTTCTACCTCTATCCGTCAACTTCTACGAACACTCAATATTTCTTCGGCACTGTCTTGCCCGATGTCAGCATCAACGCTGCGGTCGGCGGAGCCGTCGAGATCAGTAGTTCGTGGAACGCTGGATCAAGCATTAGCAAGGTCGGTTAAGCTCACCTGATCGGGCAGTCCCCGTCCCTCATCCGGGGACTGTCCACCCTATGGATGTAGCTCAACGGGAAGAGCGTCCGGTTGAAGCCCGGAAGGTTGCAGGTTCAAGCCCTGCCGTCCATGCTTGCGGTATTCTGCGCGTAGATGCACTAAGATGCGCGTGACTACCGAAGGGAATCCAAATGGCTGAAATGGAAGTGGTTTATGCCACGACCACTGCGAGTGTGGCAACCGACCGGGGTGTCCCACTGACGGTCATTTATGGTACGCATTGGCCCGCCAATGATCCGATCGTTAAGAGATACCCGTCCCTGTTCAGTGATGACCCGATGTATGGGTTGTATGCTTCCGTGGATCCCAAGCTTCCGGTGCCTGAGCCTGAGCCGGCGAAACGGGGTCCTGGCCGGCCACCCAAGGAGAGTAGGAAGTATGGCTAATCGTGAAGGTGATTTTCTAGTCGAGATAAATACGACGCTTAGGTATTTCCGCCTTGTTGTAGATGGACCGAGCGGAAATGCTGGAACGACATTTCTTTTAGCGATTAGAGCGGTTGCTTGATATGTCCGAGGAGAATGATGCTGTCTGCATCGCATATGTCCATTC